GGCTGGAGTCGGTTCTATATAGGGAGGAAGCTCCTTAACAACAATTGCTAAGTATTGTTCCTTATCGTACATGTTCATCGTATTAATGATGCTTTTTCGTATTCTGACCTTATTCGTTAAGCCAACTACATGGCGACCAAATAGGCCTAAAATAGGGCAACCATTATATTGGTGTGCCATTGAGAGTGCCTTGGACCTTAGAAGTTCCATAAGTACTTCAGGTCCAGCATTAACATACACCTTCCTAACCCAACCAAAGTCGAGTAGGGCATTGCGAGGATCAACGATGACGCGCTGGTCATCGAGATCAAAAATATTCCCGCAGAAAGATGCGGACGAAATGCAATTAGGTCTTTCGACTTTCATTACCCATCCGAGTTCGGCCCAGTCCTTTTCTGTAGGGACTGCATCTTCAAACTGCCAAACACTGAGGTTATCATCACCCTCAGCTTTTAATTTGACTATCGCCTGCCTGATCCATGCAATGAAGAGAACAAGTAGTACAGTGGTAAGTCCATTTCCTAACGATGTGTTCATTTCTCCACTGCATCGCATCGCGGGCACGGTGAGCCAAATATGCTTGAAAAACAATTTTTGTTTGCCTGTCAAAGCTTTATATATTTTGTGCATTTTGTCCATGTACAACGGCGAAAACTGGCACATATAAAAATAAACGACAAATTCAATGTTTGTCATAATAATCTTTTTAAAGTGCGCTTCATATGAAGTTGCATCGTTGTTTGATATTGGACTGAACAGATCATAGAGAACACTTATCAAGTGTTCAGGTTGATCCCGCACAGGGACTGTTTTTATGAACCACTCAAGTTGGAAAACATCCTTTCCAATGGCCCCGAATAATGGGCCCGAATAACACTTAAACCAATCGGCTTTACTGTTAATCGATCGAGGAGCCTTAGGCTCGCCATAAGATTCATCTTTGATGAAACTTTTATTGTCCGTTGAACCTACTACGGTTCTGGGGTCATCTGATGGGTTAGCCTCCCATGTTTTAATTAAATTGTCCTTTCTCTTCCTATCATAAGGGGTTGATTCAATCCAG